CATCATAATAGGTATTACATTGAAAATAGGGCTAATGAGTATTTTATCGTTTTAAGCAATGAATCTATCAAAATCACAAACCACAAATTTTATCTTGTTCGTCAATTCCACAGTGAACAAATGAAACCTCTCATCGATAAAGTTCGTCGCAGAATTGAAAATGATAGATTTAAAATGGAAAAGGAAATGTTTAAAAATGAATTAGATCTTTTAAGAAACATTTCACAAAGTTTAGATACAACAATAAAATAACTTATATGAAAATAGTTTTATTAGGCAAAGGTGCCGCAGGAAAAGATTATCTTAGAAAACGTTTTATAGAAAGAGGTGCAAAATACGGCGTTAGTTGTACTTCTAGACAACCTCGAGAAGGCGAAGTTGATGGTAAAGATTATTTCTTTATTAGTAGAGAAGAATTTGAGAAAAAGATTGCAAACAATGAATTTGTAGAATATCAAGAATTTAATGGTTGGTATTATGGCATGACCAAAGACGTTTTTGAAGATTGTGATGCTATGATCTTAAACGTAGAAGGATTAGCTTTATTATCTCCAGAATCAAGAGCAAAATGTTTCGTAATTTACTTAGATATTGACAAAGAGACTAGATTACAAAGATTAAGTGAAAGAAATGATAATCAAGACTCAATCGAAAGAAGAATACAAGCAGATGATAATCAGTTTATTGGATTTACAGATTATGATTTAAAGATTACAAATCCAGATTTTTAAAAAAAAGTTTTAAAAAAGTGAAACTTTTTAAATATATTGGGTATATATAGTATAATTAAAATTAAAACAACAATGAAACAGCAAGGGCTACATATTATAGAGAATAATTATCAGTTTAGTAATAAACCGATGGTATGTGATCGCATGCAAGGGCTCAATGTTAATTGTAATATGAATTAGTAAGTTATATTCATACAAGATTTTAAAAAGGAGCCCGATTTTATCGGGCTTTTTTATTTTATAAAAACGGGTGATAGAGGAGTCAGGTTTATCTCGCTGGCCTTGGACGCTAGAGTACGTGGGTTCGAATCCCGCTCACCCGACAAAAATGGTTCTTTGACATATTGGTAAAAAAGTACGAGTTGGTCTTGGAGGCCAGTGGGACTGCAAATCCTACGGTGTTGGTTCGATTCCGACCTTGTACTCTAAAGGGCCTTTGGTATAGCTGGTGCGTACGCTAGTCTGAAGAACTAGAGGACAAGGTTCGATTCCTTGAGGGCCCACAAAAAATAAAATATAAAATGGAAAACATTATTAAGATACCTTTATTAGGTATAGAAACAATAGCAAACACAGATTCAATTGAAGATATAATTAAAGCAGTTTCAGAAGCTAGTGTTTTATTTTGTATCAACGCAGAAAAGTTTGGAGCAGGCATAGTGAAAGAAATTGAATTAATTGATGAAAATAATTGCTAAAATATTTTTTTATATCAAAAGTTTTTGGTATATTTACATATCTAATTAAAACAACAAAGATTAGATGAAGAAATAAATTGTTAATAACTTTCTAAAAATAATTGCTAAAATATTTTTTTATATCAAAAGTTTTTAATATATTTACATAACAAATTAAAACAAACGTTATTTGAAATCTTGGTAAAAAAATGCAGATATCGTATAATGGTCATTACTTCAGACTTCCAATCTGAAGATGGGAGTTCGATTCTCCCTATCTGCTCAATTTAATAATTATTCCAGCGAGTTCTGGTAAGCATCAGAGGGTAACATCTGACTGGCAATTATAATTATTAAGAGGTAAGGAAAAGACTAAGTTTATTATGTGGCTGAGGGGTGATAGCACTACCGTTCCAGGTAGATGGATGAAGGTTCGAGTCCTTCCATAGTATCAATAGAGTTTTGCCTGCAATACGTCCCTCTTTAAAGGATCGAATGTTATTGGAGCTGCAGCTCTAGAAGTGGTCTGGTTAAAGTCGTACAGGTACAGACAAATGGTTCGAATCCATTCACTTCACAAATGATTATGAGGCCATTGGTTGGCGGCACCTCCCCAGGTTGAGTTGAAATCGACTCTTTATGACAAAGCTGAAATTGGTTCGAATCCAATCATAATTACAAAGAAGATGCCTGATCAGCAAGATCTTCCTAACGATTAAGATTACATATAGCTTAAAGAAATTTGACGTCACTAATTTCTGTAATTTTAATTGATTGCTTTACGTAGTTTAACTTGGTTTGGAACGTCGGCAATAGCCGAAAGAGTATGGGTTCGAATCCCATGTAAAGACACTATATTGGTTGCGTGGTGTAAAAGGTTGACACTTCCTCAAAGGGAATAGAACGAACTCGAGATACTTCTATTCTTTGGAAATTGCAGGTTCGAATCCTGTCGTGACCACTAGATTCAATCTAGTTTCCATGAGTAGTATTAATGGAATTGATACGTGGCCTCACATGAGGCAAATTGGCCTGTCGTATAAGGGTTATTACGGATGACTGTTAATCATCTTATGCAGGTTCGATTCCTGCCGGGCCAGCAAGGAGTTCCCAATCTCAAGTGCTGGGTAATTGAAACATATTATCAGATGAGCCCATCAAAATTGGAACTGGGAGTGTTGAGCAACGGTTGCTTAGCGGACTGTAAATCCGTGGTCTTTCGACATTGGGGGTTCGAATCCCTCCACTCCCACAATTACATGATACAGGCAAGGTGCCGGTCAGGTCTCCAAAACCTCGACGGTGTGGTTCGATTCCATAATCATGTGCAAATAATAAGTTGATATGCTGTGAAAGTTAATGTAGGCATACGTTGATTAGGTGGGTTCGAAACCCGTGTATTAATTCCAATCTAGGTGGAAGCCAAGTAACAGAGAACATATCATAGCCATTTTGGGTTGTGCACCTCGTCCGAGAAGCCCTAATAGTTCCTAATAGTCTGGTCTGGAACAACTTATTATTTAATGGACTTGTAGCTCAGTTGGTTAGAGCGCCTGACTCATAATCAGTAGGTCGTTGGTTCGAGCCCAGCCTGGTCCACAGAATATGGAATAACATCGGTCCCGTAATGCCATGGCTCGTGCACGAGTAACGGGATGCATTGATTCTTTAGGCTAACAGATAAACCTCTCGGCTACGAACCGAGCATTGAATGTTCGAATCATTCAGGAATCACAGTATTGCGATATGGTAGAGATGGTTTCTTACGGTGCTCTCATAAGGCACAGACATTGGTTCAAATCCAATTGTCGCAACAAAAGTTTTTAGGGTGGTTCTGGTTCTTCAAAAACGCTATCACCTCCACCAGACTTCGTAGCTCAGTTGGTTAGAGCACCTCACTTTTAATGAGGGAGTCAATGGTTCGAATCCATTCGGGGTCACGAACGGGAAATGAGACAACGGTGGTCACGTAGGTTCGAATCCTACCATTTCCCAAGTTATATGAGCTTTGAAGCACAATTGGACGTGCAACTGGCAATGTGGCCAGATTAGGTTATAGGTTCGAATCCTATCTTTGCTCCAAATTAAATGCTTCATACACAATTCTGCAATCTCTCAGTTAAAAGCTGTTGCAGACGTAAATGAATAATCCAACATGGTTATTAGTTGTGAACAATATGAAGCGCCATGCTTTCTTAGCTCAGTTGGTTCAGAGCATCTCGTTTACACCGAGAGGGTCACAGGTTCGAATCCTGTAGAAAGCACAGCGGCGCCCAAAGGACGCATGCACTGGTCAGAGATTTATTCTTGCAAACTCAATACCTAAAGTTGAGCTGCCAATCTACGGGATTGGCTTTATAGCCTAGTGGTGTAATGGTAACCACGCTGGTCTTAGAAACCAGTGTCGAAAGACGTGAGAGTTCGAGTCTCTCCTAGGTTACAATTATATGGTGGTTATAGTGTTAATGGTTAGCACGTCAGATTGTGATTCTGCTAGTATGGGTTCGAGCCCCATTAATCACCCTGCGAACCTTTTTGCCACTTTCCATGGATATATAGATTATAAAAACATCTAAATATCCATGGAAAGAGCATCAAGAAGAAAATATCATTACATTTATAAAACAACATGTATTATTAATAAAAGGTTTTATATTGGAATGCATTCAACAGACAACATAGAAGATGGTTATGTTGGTTCAGGTAAAAGACTTTGGCATTCAATTAATAAACATGGTAAAGAAAATCATATTTGCGAAATATTAGAATTCTTACCTGACAGAAATTCTTTAAAGGCTAGAGAAAAAGAAATAGTTGATGCGGAATTGATAAATGAAGAATTATGCATGAATCTCATGTTAGGTGGTGAAGGTGGATGGGATCAATATAATACAGATGGTATATTACAGAGTAAAAGAGGTATAAAAGGTAATTCTAAAATGAAACAATTAAGAGAAACTGATGAAAATTGGCGAAATAATTTTTCAAAAAAAGTATCTAATGGAAATCTTTTAGCATATAAAGAAGGTAGAAGAAAATTAGGTGAATTTTGTAATTGGTCTGGTAAAACACATTCAGAAGAAACTAAAAGAAAAATTGGCAAAGCTAATTCTTCTAAACAAAAAGGAGAAAACAATTCTCAGTATGGAAAATGCTGGATAACAAACGGTATTGAGAGTAAGAAAATACACAAAGGAGACTTAATTCCAGAAGGTTGGAAGTTAGGGCGTAAAATGTAATTGGAAGTTTGTCAGAGTGGTCTATTGTGCATCTTTGCTAAAGATGTGGACTTCACGGTCCCACAGGTTCGAATCCTGTAGCTTCCGCCATATTAAAATATATAAATCATGAAAAAGAAAGTAATTTTTATTGACGTAGATGGTCCATTGGCTTGGGCAACATGGGATGATGGCAAAGTTACTATCAGAGAAGGATCGCATTTTGAATTTCAAATTCCATACCCGTGGGTTAAAGAAGATTGTGAAGCTTTACAAAAAATATGTGATGAAACTGATGCAGAATTAGTTATTAGTTCAGATTGGAAAATGCATTTTAGCTTTATTCAATTAAAGCACATATTTCAGTACTATGGAATCACAGCTAATATCATTGATATTACGACTCATCAAAATGCATATCAAACAGGTGCATGGCATAAAATGAGTAAGCCTTCGATTGATTTTGAAAGAGCAACACAAATTTTAAAATGGGTCAAAGATAATAAGGTTTCAAATTGGATCGCAATCGATGATTTAAATTTAAGTGAAGCTTTTAAATGGATGACACCTCGAGAGCCAATGTGGAGACACGTTCAAGTTGATGGAGATCATGGATATGGCGGTAGACTTAGAGACAAAGTCAATGAATGTATTAAAAAGTTAGAAAGATAACAATTGCCCGATGATGTAAAGGTAGCATCACAGATTTTGATTCTGTTCGTGTAGGTTCGAATCCTGCTCGGGTAACTAAATTGAAACCTTTTATTAGGTTGATATATAAGAAACATATAGCGAGATAGTAGCAGTAGGTCAGCTCGCCAGGCTCATAACCTGGAGGTCGGGGGTTCGAATCCCTCTCTCGCAACTAAATTTTGGTCCGCTCGTCTATCGGTTAGGACGCCAGGTTTTCATCCTGGTAAGCGGGGTTCGATTCCCCGGCGGACTACCATGGTCTCATAGTTAAACGGCTATAATGCAGCCCTGTCACGGCTGAGTTCGGAGTTCGATTCTCCGTGGGACCGCCACTTTAATTTTTAATTCTTGTAATGTAAATGAACAAAAAACTGAAAGCAACATTGATAATATTAGCATCGATGTTGGTATTCGCTTTAGCCATTTGGTTAATTAATAAAGCCAATGAAGACAAACCTTTTAACAAAGTTACTTTTACCGAATCTAATTTTATTAAGAATAAAACAAACATGAAGTACTTAGATACTTTAGTTTTAGCAGGTTTACATGCTTTAAAAATCGACAAGACTTCAGTTTTAATATTACCTTTAGAAGTTCAGTCAACACAAGATTTAGAATTAAAAGCACATATAGTGTGTATTGAAAATGGTTACATTATTTTTATTAAAGAAGTTGATAGAAATTATGCTTTAGAAATTATTTCACATGAACTAATACATCTACAGCAATATAGTTCAGGCAATTTAATAATTGATCGTACTAATAACCAACTGACATTTGATAAAAAAGTTTATCAGGTTAAAGAATTACCAGCTTATGATGTTAGACCGTGGGAAACAGAAGCTTTCGCTAAACAAACCGATCTAAGATTAGAAGTTATAGATATTCTTTATTAATAAATTGAGATGTAGCGCAGTGGTAGCGCAGTTGACTGTTAATCAATTGGTCGTAGGTTCGAATCCTACCATCTCAGCAGCTTAAAACCAGTCCGCGTTAAGGTAGAAGTAGTCTCGTGCGGCGACGATGCAACAGTCGTTGAGTCTTTTAGAACAAGACGTTAAACAATTCGAAACCTTGGAATGTCAATTATTCCTAAAACTACCAAGGAAGGTGCTGTTGGTGACCTTCCAAATTCAGGCATTTAGCTCAGTTGGTTAGAGCGCCTCGCTGATACCGAGGAGGTCGTAAGTTCGAGTCTTACATTGCCTACTAAACTTTTTACCAATATGCAAAACAAAGAATTCTTGCACGCATACTTAAATGCGTATGCACCAGTTGGCCAAGAAACCCAAGGCCAAAAAATCTGGATTGATTACATTAAACAATTTACCAATGATGTCAAATTAGATGCTTACGGCACTGCTTACGCTAAAGTAACTGGAATAATTCCAGTACAGCAGCTAGGTCGTACTCACACGAATCCATATAAAGTGATCATCGAGGCTCACTGCGATGAAATTGCATGGATGATTACGCATATTGAATCAGATGGTTATGTTAGAGTTAAAAGACACGGTGGATCTGATAATATGATCGCAGCTTCTAAAACTGTTTTAATTCACACACATGACAACACAACAGTTAAAGCTCTTTTTGGTTCTCCAGCGGTTCATGTTAGAGACAAATACACAGAAATGGGACCAGAACAACATGAACTTTGGTTAGATTTAGGTGTAGATTCAGCCGAAAAAGTTAGAGAACTTGGAGTTGAAGTTGGATGCATCGCAACGTTTGATGATCAATTTAGTGAGCTTGGAGACTATTACGTTGGAAGATCATTAGACAATAAGATTGGTGGTTATATCATAGCCGAAGCGCTTAGAGTTATTACAGAGGCTGACATTAAGTTACCTTATGATTTATATATAGTTAACTCGGTTCAAGAAGAAGTTGGTTTATACGGAGCTAGAATGATTGCTAAAAAATTACAGGCAGATGTTGCTTTAGTCCATGATGTTTGTCATAACACTTCACATCCTAAAATGAACAAGGCTAAAGATTGCGATACCAAAGGCGGAGATGGTCCTTGTGTTGAATACACTGCACAAAATCACAGAAAGATTTTAAATAGATTTAAAGAAATAGCTAAAGCTAATGATATTAAAATTCAACATACGGTTGGATCCTATGGAAATGATACAATGTCATTCTTTTTAGAAAATACACCAACAGCTATCTTAGCTACGCCTTTAAAATACATGCACACGACTGTAGAAATGGCACACAAAGATGATGTTAAAGCGTGTATTGATCTTTTTGTAGAAACTTTATTGTCAATTACTCCAGAATGGATCGAAGACGTTAAAAACCCGAAGATTTAATCTTCTTCGGGTAATTGAATTACTTCATTTGCAATTGAATCAATGTCTTCATTAGTAAACATTGACATTGTATAAACTTTTTGATTAGAAATAGAAGCCTCTGAATTTAATTTAGAGGCTTTTTTGCGTTGAATAGAATTTGATTTGATGTCAAGAGTTTCAACGATTTGAGGTTTATTAATTGTGACAGTTTTAATCTCTTCGCATTTTTTGCCAGAAGACAAAACTAAAAATGCAATTGAAGATAATCCGATAAAAAAGGCGATGTGTTTGATATTGTTTTTCATTTTAAGATTGTTTATATACTATATAATTGAAAATCACTAGTTTGTTTAGTCATTTATCAAAAAAGTACAACAAGTTGTTTATCAGGTTCTACTGTTTTTGAAAGTTATTTAAAAATTGTTATATTTTATTAAATCATTACAATCTAAAATTAAGACTTTAAAAAATGAATATATAGACAAACAATATTGTGAAATAAGCATGAAGGCAAACATTAATCAAATTAAAGATCTCGAAGGTCGTTTATTAGCTATTAATAATAAAATAACAGCTATAGAATCAGTTAATTCTGTAAATGCAACAAATACATCTGGCTCAAGTGGAACAGCAGGAACTTCTGGTTTAAGCGGAACTGCAGGAACTTCAGGTTCAAGTGGAGTTGATGGTATATTAGGATCAAATGGAACTTCTGGAACTAATGGTTCAAGTGGAACTTCTGGAACTTCAGGAACTAATGGTTCAAGTGGAACTTCAGGAACTTCAGGAATCAATGGAACTTCAGGTTCAAGTGGAATCAATGGAACTAACGGTTCAAGCGGAATCAATGGAACTTCGGGAACCAATGGTTCAAGCGGAACAGCAGGAACTTCTGGTTCAAGTGGTGTTAATGGAACGTCGGGAACTTCTGGTTCAAGTGGTGTTAATGGAACTTCTGGAACTAATGGTTTAAGCGGTGTTAATGGAACTTCTGGAACTAATGGTTCAAGTGGTGTTAATGGAACTTCTGGTTCAAGCGGAATCAATGGAACTTCGGGAACTAATGGTTCAAGTGGTGTTAATGGAACTTCTGGTTCAAGCGGAACAGCAGGAACTTCTGGTTCAAGTGGTGTTAATGGAACTTCTGGAACTAATGGTTCAAGTGGTGTTAATGGAACGTCGGGAACTTCTGGTTCAAGTGGTGTTAATGGAACTTCTGGAACTAATGGTTCAAGTGGTGTTAATGGAACTTATGGTTCAAGCGGAACAGCAGGAACTTCTGGTTCAAGTGGTATAAATGGAACTTCGGGAATCAATGGTAATAATGGAAATAACGGCACATCTGGTGTAAATGGTAATAATGGAAATAACGGCACATCTGGCGCAAATGGAACAAGCGGAACTAATGGTTCAAGCGGTAGTTCTGGTGTTAGTCCATCAATATCTGGATTATTACCGTTAGCTGGTGGTACTATGTCGGGTCAAATATATGGACCATCAGCTGGTACTGGAGTTTATCAAGGTCTTATTCAAGTACGTGAATATGGTTATGTTGGTAGTGGACAAAGCGCTTGGGATTATGCTCCAGCTATAACATTTCATTGGGGAAATAGAGCTGTTAAAAGATTTGGAATGCGTTCTGATGGTTTATTCGCAGTAGACGGAGATCCTATAGTTATTCAAAACGGTGGTACTTGGAATATTAATGTTTCAGGCACTGCAACATCTATTTCAGGCTATAATAACCCCACTACAGCAGCTACGGCCAATACTATAGTTTATAGAGACGGAAGTGGTCATATAAGTGGAAATTACATATTAGGATCTTATTTTAATTCTTCGGCCGGTAATTCAGAAAATCCTACCATTGGACAAATATGGACACAAAGTACTGGAGATAACTATTTAAGAAAATCTACGCCTTCTCACTTTATTAGTCAGTTGGGTTTAATCACATCCTCTAATATAGGTTCTCAGTCGGTAAATTATTCTGGATATTCTGGATATTCTAATTTAGTTTCAATTCCAGATTGGAGAGATACAAACTATCAGCCTAATCAATTTGATGGACATAGAGTAGGATTTCATTTTAATAACACAAATGCTTTAGGCGGAAACTCTAACTTTTGGATGGCAGTTCAAACAGTTTCACCATGGTCCGGCTTTGACGGTAGTCATAGACAACAACAGATGCTATGGGGTGGTTCAGGCGGATTATCTTTTAGATATGCTACTTCCGGTACTTCTTGGTCTGGATGGTATAGATTATATTCAGATGACTATAGACCATACGCTGATTCATCAGGTAACGCCGACACGGTAGACGGGTATCACATGAATCAAGCAGTTACATCCGGTGCTTCTCCTACCTTTCAAGAAGTATATGCTAATGGTTGGTTAAGAACGACAGGTTATCAAGGGCATTATAATCCAACAAACGGCGCACATTTTCACGCAAACGATGCTTCATACGGAGCTTGGAAGATTTCAGGTAGTAGAAATGGATGGGGTGGTATTAATTTACACGATCCACAGGGTTATAACCATTATTACATGCACGAAAGTGGTAATGGAGGTCTTTTAAGTCATGACAGATGGGTTTGGTACCACCACAGAGGAAATAACTCTTTGGGTGTAGGTGATTCAACAACATCATCATCTTACAAACTTTACGTATCAGGCGCAATATATGCAACTAGCGATATTGTAGCATATTCTGATAAAAGAAAGAAAACCGACATCGTGACCATTGAAAGTGCTTTAGATAAAGTAAATCAAATGAGAGGCGTGTTCTATACCAAAATAGATGAGGTAGAAAAAGGCAGACAAGTTGGTGTAATTGCACAAGAAATGTACGAAGTATTACCAGAAGCTGTAACGTACGCGCAAGACGTAGACGAATATGGTGTAAAATACGGTAATATAGTGGGTGTTTTAATTGAAGCTATTAAAGAACAACAATTACAAATAGAAGATCTTAAAAGCACAATTCAAATTCTATTAAAAAAATAAACTTTTTATAAAATTAAAGTATAAATAAAAAATAAATTATATATGGCACTTAAAATTACAACCCAACTTAGTACAGATTCAGGTCTTACTTCTGAAGCGTACGTTAGAATAGTTAACTATTCTTTAAATAAGAATGGATCAGCAGAATTTAGACTTCAGCTTTTTAAATCTCAGGAAGATGCTGCTACATTTTCTGCAAGATCAATTTCAGCAGAAACGCACGAACTTTGTCGTAACAAAGAAATTGGAGAAACTTTATATGTCTTTTTTCTAAAAGAAGTAGACGAGACTGTTATTACAACACAAGAAGCCCCGGTTGCAATTGATAGTAATATAAAAGATGAAACAGTTATTAAAACCGTTAAAAAAACGGTACCTGATTTTTCAAAACTGGTGGGTGTAGACATTTTTACAGTTGGTTACAATGCTCTTAAAACCAAATTAGTTGAATTATACGGACAACAAAACATTGTTAATTGTTAATATATAAAAATGGAAAATACAGAAACAAAAAAAATTGCAGCTGAATATATAGATGAACTTAAAGAGATTTCATCGATTGGCGAAAATTTAATTCATGAACTAGGTATTAATGAGTTTTCTCAATTAAAGCTTAAAAAAGAAAGATCTTTTATTGAATCTAAAATGGCTGAATTAGATCAAAGAGAAGCTAAAGTTTTTGAAAAAGTAAATTTACTTTATGGTAAAGTTTCTATCAATATAGAAGATGGCACCTTTAAAGAAATAGAATAATATACGCGAAGATATATAGTCTATAAAAAGAAAGTTTAAACAATGAGTTTACCGGCTTCTGGTCCTATAGACATTAAAGACATTCACGTCGAATGTGGAGGTTCTATTAATGATCTTAACAAAAATATACAGTCTATTAGAGACAATTTATGGACAGCATATATGCCTATTAGTAACGTGATAGAATATGACGATGCAAATGGATTTGGGTACGCCTCTTCTAATATACAAACAGTTCATCCATATAGATTTACTGCTGATGAACTTTTAAATATAGATCTTACAGCAGTTACTTATGATGGTTATATTTATGATTTTTTACCAATTAATACACAAACTATAGGTCAAGGCAGTCCTACTACGGGATCATTTCTTATATTTTATAACTGTCTTAATCCATACAGTTGTTTTATATCAAATATATATACAAACGCTGTTTTTCCACCAACCACCGGTAATTATGTATATAGCTCGGATTTTAATGGATATCGTGGAAAAACGAGATATAACGAACATTCTAACCCACTAGAATAAAAACAAATATAAAAATGGCATATTTATTTTACAAAAGAAACGCAGATAATACATTCTATGCAACAGACATAGAAAATAAAGTATTTAAAGTAGTATCTGATCCAGAATTTTCTCAAGATTCGGTTGTCTGTAATGTTTTAAAAAATAACGTAGCAGAATTTAACACAATACAACTTAATGCACAAATTTCTGCGAATCAAGATCTATTTACAACCATTCAAGAAATAGATTTTAACAATAGAATTTTTTTAGTTAAAAGTTATATAGAGGATAATTTATAAATAATTGATTTAAAATAAGTTGTTTATGTGTGATAATTTTTTTAAAAAATAATTGCTTAAATATTTTTTATTGTCAAATATTATTAGTATATTTACCATATAATTAAAAACAAACAACATATTTATGAAAAAGTTATCTATTTTATTTCTAGGCTTATTCTTCTTAACTTCGTGCGAAAAAGAAGATATTTTACCAACACCAATCGCACCGAATCCTCAAAATCCAATAGTAAAAGTTGACCCGTTTGCAGCTTTACCCAAAGAAACTGCAATTCCAGACTCTAATTTTGAAAAAGTCTTAATTGAAAAAGGTTTAGACCTAATATTAGATGGAAAAGTTACTACTAGTAATGTGTGCTATTTAAGTGAGTTTAAATTAATTGATTCAAAAAATATTCAGTCTATTAAAGGTATTGAATCTTTCATTTCTTTGAATAAATTGTGGATTGAACACCAATTGTTAAAAGATATTGATATTACTAAAAATATTAATTTAACCCTTTTGAGTCTTTGGGATAATCCTTTAACACAGATTGATTTAAGTAAAAATACAAAACTTACAATCTTGGGTTTATCTGAAGTTAATATGTCAACTATTGATTTAAGTAATAATGTAGATTTAGAAGAAATAGCATTTCAAAATGGAGAAGGTAAAGGTTATGGAACCACTAAAGGTTTTACATCGTTAGACTTAACACACAACGTTAATTTAAAACGTGTTTACGTGTGGAAAAATAGAATTACAGAATTAGATCTTACAATGTGTCCTAAACTATCAGATATTTGGTTCTCAGACAATCCACAAATGACATCTTTGAAGTTAGCACCAACTCAAAATTTAAAAATGGTAATAGGTTGGAATACTGGACTGGAATCGCTAGATTTAAAAGGTTCTTTACCTTATTCAATAGCAACTCAAAATAGTCCAAAACTAAAATCTATAAGAATTACAAATTTGATGTGGATTAACACTGCAGTTGCTAATAATCCATCAGCATATACTAAAGATTCTCACACCATGTATGTAGAATAATTTAAGATTAATTTTGTATAAAAAGATTATAAAAATAAATCTTAAATTACAGGAGTGATGAATAATTTTAGATATATAAAAATATAAAAATAACATTTTAATTATGGCATTACCTAGCTCAGGCTCTTTAGCCTTTTCACAAATTAGACAAGAATTAACAATAAATGGTTATGTGGGCTCATATTCACTACAGGGGTTTGACCACATGGCATTTGGTGGGTACGCTCCATATCAAGTATCTGAATTTTTCGGTTATAGTGCAGCCCCTGCAGAATCTATACAATATTATATAGCAATGTATGAAACTTGGTTTATGGGTTATGGCTATGCATGTTCAAACTGGATTCAAGTAGGTGTAAGTAACCTTGGAAAACACTATCTCTGGGGAGGTCTTGGAAGTCCTTTGAATGGAAATTACGCAGATGAATCTGGACACGTAATGATGTACTCTAATGGAGACTCCACATACGGTCAAGGATGGTGTGAATTCGTTTAATCTTTAATAAAAATAAAATAAAATAAATGCTATGAAAGCAAGAAAATATAAATTTGAATCTAGTGCAATCGCTACACCATTAATTGCAAACATAAACGAACAAGACATATGTGTTGTAATCAATGATAATGTAGATTTTGCAATGATTCCAACTCCAAATCCGAATTTTAATCCTAATTTACCTATTGATGTAGATACTAATTATCCTTTATCACAAACAGCTTTTTCAGAATCTATGTATTGCGTTGATGTATTATGGGCTAATGAACCGAGTGAAAGTTGGGCACAATATGAAATTAAAGTTCAACCGACTGCGTTGATGATTCACAAATTTGACAAATTTGGTTTAACAAGAGAACAATTATTACCAATAATGAATGAATATCTTAATAATTATAATATGTCAAAATTAGGAACTACGCATGCGATGTATTTCATTGATCAAAAGAATCCAGCTTGGGAAACGGGCATAATTGATGAAATTAGTTCTATTCACAACAACACATTGGTTAAAGAAGGAGATAATTCTTATTCCGTGTCTATTTCTGTATTTGACGGTACTACAAAAAATGTCAATGCGACTTGTAAATTAATTTCTAATAATAAAGATGATAAATTTGCATTATATAAATATAATTCATATAATGATTATAGTAAAAAAGAAAACGGAATTTTAATTTTTCAATTAGAACCGGGAAGAACTAAGTCTCATAATATTATAGTTCAAAATTTGGACATTTTAGAATTTAGATATGTAAAAGCCGAAGGCGGTCAACCATCCGATAGAGCACACATTACAAACGTATCATTTATTTAAATTTCTAAATTACAATTTTAAAGCTGACCACGTGGTCAGCTTTTTTATTTTAGATACATATCAATATGAAAAAATGTATTCAATGTGGAACAAGGATAATTAACAACGATTCGTTAATTTGTGAAAAATGTTCTATTAAAATAGAAAATAGATCAGTTGGACTCGGCGATACAATTGAAAAATTTACGCATGCAACTGGTTTAGATAAAATTGCTAAATCAATAGCAAGTGCATTAGGTTATGAAGATTGCGGTTGCACTGAAAGAAAACGATTAGCAAATGAAAAGTTTCCTTATATTTGGCCTAAATATAAAAAATAATTTTGAAACATATTTTAATTATTAATTATAAATAATAAATAATGGCAAAATGCGATAGACATCTGTGGGACGAGTTAGATAAAGAACCTTGTTGGAGATGTGAAGAATTAAGATATAAAAAACCAAATATTATGGCAACAGAAGCTTGTATTTCGTGTGGATGCGACACTCGTATTAACGTAGACACACACGTAGAATCTAGAATGTATTATGAAGTTGGCGTTGGTCAATTGTGTGCAAAATGTTACAACACATCAAACTCATTAACAGAAGACTACAGCGCACCTAAAAAGTTTGGTGCAAATGAAAATGTAAATAGAGTAGTAATTGATGCTAGACTAATCAATGACACACCTAATGATCAAGAATTAGGTGAAAAGGTCAGAAGACTTTTAGATTAATTTAACACTGTAGTGTGGCGAAATTGGCAGACGCGCACTTCCTGTCTCGAAGGTGAGGATAACGAAATAAAGTAAGGATAATGGATTGACCACAAGCTAGCAATGTCCTTTACCTAATTGCCTCTTGGTGGTTCGAATCCACCCACTACAGCCCAAATTTTCATGATATATAAATCATGAAAAAAATAACTAAAATTGGAAAGAAAGGATTAGAGCTAATCAAATCTTTCGAAGGACTCTCTTTAAAACCATATTTATGCCCAGCTGGAATTCCAACGATAGGCTATGGAAGTACTTTTTATGAAGACGGTACCAAAGTTATTTTAAAAGATAAAGCTATAACTGAAGCTAAAGCAACTAAAATGTTATTACACGAAGTTGCAATCTCTGAAAAGTATGTAGATGTTTTTTGTCAAGATAAAATTAATCAAAATCAGTTTGATGCTTTGGTTAGTTTTGCATATAACACTGGATCAAATGCATTAAAAACAAGTACATTATTAGTTAAATTAAATAAGAACGTAAATGATCCTACTATTAAGGATGAATTTTTAAAATGGTGCAAAGCTGATGGAACACATAATGGTAAAGATGATGATAATGATGGTCTTATTGACGAGGCTGGTGAAAAGCAAAAATTAGAAGGTCTCTTAAAAAGAAGAACAGCCGAAGCCGCTCTTTATTTTTCTAAATAATATCTTTAGACTCTATTAAAGTATAACTAAAATGGTTGCCATGAACTTTGGCAGCCATTTTACATATCTGCATAAATTGATCAAAGTCTTTGACTCTTTTAAAGACTTGACAACCTTCAGACCAATTTTCAACCCAAGTGGAATCTCTACCAGCTTTATGAATATTAATGCCAAACATACCTGTTTCTGTCTTAGTTTCGTCAAAAACTAAATCTTTGTTTGCATCTCTATAAACAGTAACATCTCCTTTTCTTTGGCACAAAGCTTCATATTTACCTTGATGTTTGTCTATTTCCCAAACAGCTCGGTATTGGCCAGGAACTAGTCTTGCTACACCGCCTTTAGCTTTACCTTCTAACATGCCTTTTTTACCAGGCTCAGTGGTTGCATTCCAAATAAAATATTGCCAAACACCATCAATTCTAAATGAAATGGTTAAAAAATCATCAAAGATATTAGTCACTTTTTTACCAGTGTTAGAAGTTCTAATACCTACAATATTCACGTCATAATCTTTGTTAGAATTAAACCAAAGGTATTTTTTTGATTTTACAGCTTTTTCTATTTGTTGCCTTGTATACATGCTTATAATTATTTTTAGAAACTTTTATTATTTATCAGATATAATTCCTAAACGTAATATTATGGAAATAAAATTTGCAGATAGTTTCGGTGATTCAATTAAAACATTGATCATGCATGAATCATGGTGGTACAAAACGTATGAAACAATTCGTTATAAAATACCAGTATTCTTTAAAAACATTTATAGATTTCGTAAAGTTTTATGGAACCACAGATGGTGGGATTACAGATATACATTAGAAGCTTTGCAAACTTCATTAGAAATAATGGAAAGCAAGATGCACGATGGTATGGAAGTCTTTGAATCTCGCGGTAAAAAGATTGAAAAGATGCAAAGAGCTATTCAGATTCTTAAAAATATCGGAGAAGATAGTTATATTGAAATGGCTGAAGCTGAATTAGGTGAGATTATCCATCATCCGTGGGAATTTGAAGAAACTGGCGATACTACAGACAATCCCTTTGGTGAAAAAGATGAAAAGCTGTATCAATTAATTGACAAAGAATCTCCTGAAGAAAAGGAACACAATCGTAAAGTCTACGATCGCACACACGAGCTTGAAGAGCAAGAGTGGAATGAGCTATGGGAAATCTTCAAAGGTAAAAGTTACAAAGAATATCGTAACAG